AAGAAGCAGACGCTATCAAATCTGAAGATTATTATGGCGACAAATACAATACAAAGTTTGTTCAAGAGCTACTAAAGCTACGCAAAGAGAAGGAAAAAGACAATGAGTGATCTAGACAGAATTCTAAATCTCGCAGGTCTAGCTACGGAACAAAGCGTAGCAAGCCCAGCAGATCGTGAAATAAAAGAATACAATATCCAAGAAGCAAAGCCAGATTTTCCAGACTTAGATAACGACGGCGACACAGATGAGCCGATGAGTCAGGCAATTGCCCAGCGCGACGGCGAAGACGAAGATGAAAAAGTCGCGGTTAAAGAAGCCGCCGCATGCGATTGTGGAAATGACGAATGCAGTTGTAATGACACTGACACTGTGGTCGAGTCACCAACAATGGACACCACGCAACTAATAATCATGATGCGCAATGCGGGACTAAGCGAAGATTCAATTACACAAAAGCTAGATGAATGGGCAAATACACCAGAAGGCGTTGGAGAAATTGAACCAACTTCACATGGTGATGCATATGATTTTGCACAAGGTGTTAATCTAAGTCTAAAGCGTTACTTGGATGCACAAGATATGAAAGTGCAAGTTACTGAACATAATGTTGAAGACATGAAGGCACTTTACGAGGCTCACAAAGCAGCCAAATAATCCTTACTATAGGATGTAATAAAATAGCACCTTTGGGTGCTATTTTTATGGATAAATATAATTATGGCCAAAGGAACAGCAAATTCAAAATTAGTTAAAGATCCGTATCAAAAAGAATCTTATACCCCAGAGCAAATCATTGAGATAGCAAAATGTGTAGCAGATCCAAAATACTTTATGACAGAGCATTGTTGGATTCAACACCCTACGAAGGGTCGTATGAAGTTTAGCCTTTTTGATTATCAGCGTGACCTTGTTGATACATACCATGACTATAGATATAGCATAGCACTTATCAGTCGACAGATGGGCAAGTCAACAGCGGCGTCAGGATATCTATTATGGTATGCTATGATGAACGCTGATCAAACAATTCTTATTGCAGCGCACAAATACAGCGGCGCCGCAGAAATCATGAGTCGTATACGTTTTGCATATGAGACACTTCCTGACTATCTACGTGCAGGTGTTACAAGCTACAACAAAGGTAGTATTGAATTCGATAATGGTAGTCGTATTATTGCGCAAGCAACAACTGATAACACAGGCCGTGGTCTATCCATCTCTCTCGCATACCTAGACGAATTTGCGTTCGTGCGCCCTAGTATTGCACGTGAATTCTGGACAGCACTTAGTCCAACACTTAGTACAGGCGGCAAATGTATTATTACAAGTACTCCTAATCAAGACGACGACCAATTCGCACAAATTTGGCGAACCGCAAGCAGGCGGTATGACGAATATGGTAACGAACGGGATACCGGAACAAATGGCTTCCGCAGCTACAGCGCAGACTGGAAACGACACCCGGACCGTGATCAAACATGGGCAGATGAAGAACTTGCTAAGATTGGTGAAGAACGATTCCGCCGTGAACACTTAAACGAATTCATTGCATTTGACGAAACACTTATTGACAGTTTAAAACTGGCAGGAATGGAGGCCAAGGATCCATATGCAAAACAAGGCCAAGTTCGTTGGTATAAACCTTTAATTCCAGGACACATTTATATGGTAGCACTGGACCCAAGTCTAGGTACCGGTGGCGACAGTGCAGCAATACAAGTATATGAATTACCTGGAATGAATCAAGTGGCAGAATGGCAGCACAATAAGACGCCTATTCAACAGCAAGTACGCATAGTACAGCAAATTGTAAATCAAATACAAAAAGAAACTGACGGCAAGAGCGAAATATACTGGAGTATGGAAAACAATACACTTGGTGAAGCTGGTCTTGTGATGGTTCAGGAAATAGGCGAAGAATCATTTGCTGGTACATTCCTTAGTGAAAGCAGAGCGCATGGTAATACAAAAGCACGCCGCCGCGGATTTACAACGACGCATAAAAGTAAAATAAGTTCATGTGCTAAATTAAAGCAATGGATTGAAACAGATAAACTTGAAATTGCAAGCAAGCCACTATTGCGTGAGTTAAAAACATTTATTGCACGTGGCAATAGCTTTTCAGCAAAAGAAGGTGAACATGATGATTTAGTAATGTCACTAGTATTGATTGTTCGAATGGCACTGGAAATAACAAAATACGAAGAAGACGCATTTGAGTATCTGGGCACCACTGATGATGATGATGATTACGATGAGCCAATGCCGATGAGCTTTTTATAAGCAACTAGCATAAATAGTTATAACAACAAGGAAAACTACTGTGGAACAACTTGCAAGCGAAATATTCTCTATTCTAAAGGGCGCTAATTATAAACTACGTTTGTTTACAGCCGCCGGGATAAAAACAATGGATCCAGAAGAAGCAACACGGTTTTATGCTTATGATCAAGACTTAATGGTATCAATTCGTCATGACGAAGCAAAGACAGAAGTAGTAGTCCAGGCTGGTGCGGGATACGACATTCCACGTAACGAAAAGTTACTTAACACAATCAAAGCTTCAGTCCATAAAAATTTAGGTGAATATACGGTGAGAAAATTTAATAAATCAATAACCCCGAAAGACTTTGCACACCAAAGTCAGAGTATGTCCGAAAGCGCATTTAGTAAAGCTTTTGGTAGTATCAAGACTAGTTATGTGATGAGTCCAAATGCTAAATTGATTATTAAACACAGCAAGGGAGTTGACGAGAGCGTAAAAGGTTCACGTAGCCGTAATATTCACAGCCTGTTCATTGAAAGTGGACAAGGCGAGAAATTTGCGTTTCCATTCAAATATATGAGTGGCGCAAAAGCAATGACGATGCACGTCAGCGAAGGCGGTACACCATATGACCAAAAGGGCAAAGCGATCCTGGCCGTCTGTGAAGAAATCGCAGATCTAAGCAAGTTTGTAAAGCATACCCGTTCTAACAAACTTGTCAACGAAACCAATGAGGATATTGTTGCAGCAATCAGAAATAAGATTGCTGAAAACAAAACACTTGTTAAATCTCTGTCAACAAAGAGAGGTTATAACAACTTCCAGGAATCAGAAAATATTCAGGAAGAACAAATTAATGTTGACATTACAGAACAATTCCTGTACGATACATTTACCGCAGAAGAAATGCAAAGAATTGTAAGCCGAGTAAATCGCATCGTATCAGAAGCAGGAAAGAGAGACAACATGCAGCAAGAACTTATTAGCAAACTATACGGAATTATACAGTCTGGTGATCTAGGCATGTCACGTATTGACCGTAATGACCCGGAACACCCAAATAATGAAGATCCGGCAAAATATAGCGGCCAACAAGGTGCATATGCAAAACTTGCAAGCATGTTGTCTTTTATTGCTAAACGTACAACTAATGACGAACTATCAAACGTACTGGGAGAACTAAGTGAGAATGTCTTTAAGTTAGACAAGCCATCTCTAAATGTGCTTGCAAAGTTCGTTATGTTCGCACTAAAGCCAAAGGCATCACCAGCACCAGCTGCTGAAGCTGCCCTAGACGAGCATGCAATGTTCTTACTACGAAAAAAGATTGCCTAAATTAGGCAATTAATTTTAAAAAACTGCTTGACAGTGAGCAGCAATTATACTACACTGTAATGGCTAACAAAAACAATAGCGAAAAACAATAGCAAACAGATGTTTGCAACATCATATACCAGCATAGGCTAATAAAGGAAAAAATATTATGGCATCACTAGCAGAAATCCGTGCGAAACTACTTGCACAGCAAACAAATCAAACTGGCAACCGCTCTTCAGGCACAGGCGATAACGCAATTTACGCACACTGGAATATCCAGGAAGGCGAAAACGCGACGCTTCGATTCCTCCCAGACGCAGATGAATCAAACACGTTCTTTTGGAAAGAACGTCAGATGATGCGTTTTGAATTCCCAGGCGTTAAAGGTGGGGATGAAAATAAACCTGTAACAGTACAGGTTCCATGTATTGAAATGTGGAATGAAACATGCCCAGTACATGCTGAAATCCGTCCGTGGTTTAAAGATTCTTCAATGGAAACTCTTGCACGTAAGTACTGGAAGAAAAAATCATATATCTTCCAAGGCTTTGTAACTGATAATCCAATCAACGAAGACAATACTCCAGAAAATCCAATCCGTCGTTTTGTAATCAGCCCACAGATCTTTAAGATCATCAGTGCGGCACTAATGGATCCTGATTTCCCAGAAATCCCAACCGATTATGAGAACGGCACCGACTTTAAAGTATCTAAAGGCGCCAAGGGTGGCTATGCAGATTACGGTACTTCAAACTGGTCACGTCGTGAGCGTTCACTTAACCAAGAAGAACGTGACGCTATTGCACAGCATGGGCTATTTAATCTAAACGATTATCTACCAAAGAAGCCAAGTGCAGAAGACCTAGGCGCTATCTTTGAAATGTTTGAAGCAAGCGTTGATGGACAACTATACGATCCAGAGCGTTTTGCTAATTATTATCGTCCATATGGTGTTGATGCTCCGGCATCAGGTAGCGGCGCCCGCCCTCAATCAGCTTCACCAGCACCAGCAGCACCAGTAGCAGCACCTGCGCCAGCGCCAAGCCCTGCTCCTGCTCCAGCAGCAGATTACGACGTAATCCCATTTAAATCAAATGAGGAAGTAGCACGTGAGTCAGCACCAGCAGCATCAGGCGATGCAAAACCAAGCGCACAGGACATCCTTGCAATGATTCGCAACCGTAAAGAATAATTACGTATACTGTCCAACAAGGGGGGCATGCATGCCCCCCTAACAATTAACAATCATATTATTATTTGGAGAAATTAAAATGGCTACAAAGCTATCAGTAAAACTACATAAAGTTGACGAAGATATCACTATCACACAAGCAGACAACGGATATATCGTTTCAGTATCTGGGCGCGACACCGCAGATGACTGGGCAAATACTAAAATTATTTGTAATTCAATTGATGAAGTCGTCGAACTTATTAAAGAAGCATCTAGTATGGAGCGATCATAATATGGCGCGACCATTTGATATTAGTAAATTTCGCAAGAGCATTACCAAGGCAGTGCCTGGTCTAAGTGTAGGATTTAATGATCCAGACACTTGGGTTAGCACTGGCAATTACACTCTTAATAAACTTATTAGTGGGGACTTTAACAAAGGTATTCCACTAGGCAAAGTAACTGTTTTTGCCGGAGAATCTGGCGCTGGTAAAAGCTATATTGCGAGTGGAAACATTGTTCGACATGCACAAGAAGCCGGAATTTTCGTTGTTCTCATCGATAGTGAAAACGCACTTGACGAGAAATGGCTTCATGCGCTTGGCGTAAGCACTGATGACGATAAACTACTGAAACTAAATCTTGCCATGATTGATGATGTTGCAAAGGTTGTTAGCGACTTCATGAAAGACTACAAAGCTGAATACGCAGACAAAGACAAAGACGAACGTCCTAAAATCCTATTCGTAGTTGACAGTCTTGGAATGTTGCTAACACCCACAGACGTAGATCAATTCCAGAAGGGTGATATGAAGGGCGACATGGGCCGTAAACCTAAAGCACTAACATCACTAGTTCGTAATACTGTTAACATGCTAGGTCAATATAATGTTGGATTTTTAGCAACTAACCACACATATGCCTCACAGGATATGTTTGATCCAGATGATAAAATTTCTGGCGGTCAAGGCTTTATCTATGCATCATCAATTGTTATCGCAATGCGCAAACTTAAACTAAAAACAGATGCTGATGGTAACAAAACTACGACAGTTAACGGTATTCGTGCAGCGTGTAAAGTAATGAAAACACGTTATGCGAAACCATTTGAAAGTGTGCAAGTTGAAATTCCGTATGAAACTGGTATGAGCCCATACAGCGGACTAGTTGATTTCTTTGAAGCAAAAGGTATGCTAACAAAAACTGGTAATAGGCTACAGTACATTAGTCCAGTTACTGGCGAAGTTGTTGCAAAATTCCGCAAGCCATGGAATTTAAACGAAGATGGATGCCTAGACACTATGATGGCTGAATGGGATCTACATCCTGATGAAATTAAAGATTCTGGCGGCCAGCATGAACAAGATGAACTTGACGCAATCACGGAGAATGCATTAAATGAAGCTGAGTGATAATGATCTTGAAGCGTTGATTACTATATACGGCGCTGCAAAACCACTTATTCCTGAAAAGGAACGGATGCACTGGGCAGAAGTATTCCTAGAGCGTATTGATGATTGCGGTATTGATCTTAGAGCAAACAGCGAAGAGATTGTAGATGCATGCAATTATCTAGACAAGGCACTCGATCTTATGCTACGTGACCATGATGAAGAATCATGGGAATCTGCAGACGAAGATTGGGATTAAATGAGCGCATGGTATCGAAAAGTTACCGGCAACTTAGGGGAGATTGTTAACGCAATCTCTCACTTTGAACAGCAAATTGCCGAAGCAAAATTTGAATGTTCAATGAAGGGCAACCTTGAAAAACAAAGTCGTGACATGCCTGGCATTGTTGAACATCGTTTTAATCAGTTACAGGAAGTAGAAGCAATACTTGAACACTTGCACACTGAAATGCGCAAACTTCGTAGTCAAAAGTTTCGCAAATTTCTAGAAGCATACAATAAAGCACTTAGTAGCCGTGATGCTGACCGATATGTTGACGGAGAAGAAGAAGTAGTTGACATGCAGTATTTGATCAACGATTTTAGTTTAGTACGTAATAGATATATTGGTATTATTAAAGCACTCGAGGCAAAACAATTTCAAATTAATAATATTGTAAAGCTACGTGCAGCGGGATTAGAAGATATCAGCCTATAACGTTTGTGACAGACGTTATCACCAAATTGCCTCCTTCGGGAGGCATTTTTTTCTTGACATAGTAATCTTTATATCGCATAATGAACGTACCACGTAGGACCGCCCCCACGCTCGTAATGGGGACCAATATAGGACACATTGAGATGACTATGACTAAACAAGAACTACTAAACGCTGTTGCTGAATACAATCCCGTTCAAACACTAGCACTTGCGCTAAGTGTATACGACAAGCATGGATTTGTCCGCAGTGGCGAAGGCTATAATGTATACGACAGTGAAGGCAACTACACTCACACTGTAGAAGATACAAAAACTCAAGTTATGGCCGCAATGAAAGAAGATGAGCAACCATCAGCTGAATACCTTGCGCAAGCAGAACAAGTTAAAGACAAGTTTGAAGCCAAGTTCATGATGAAGAAGTTTGGCAATAGCCTCACTGATTTTGAAAACAACGTCGCAAAAGCATTTGCTGCTGGCAACAGTCTCAGCAGCTTCCAGGTTGCTATTATCGCTAGTATTCCCAATATGAACAAGATTGACGAGAAGCGCAAGATGGTCCAAGATCGTATTGAAGAAGTGCGATTCACTAGTGAATACTTTGGAGAAATGCGTACCCGGTATGATCTGGAAGTTGAAGTTCTTGATTGCAAGTTTATCCAGAGCAGTGGCGTGTATATGATTACCACAATACACGCCAACAAGGACATTATTAAATTCTGGTGGAGAGATCAGCCTGATATTAGTGATATTATTGAGGGCAAAACTGTTCGCGTCCGTGGCACCGTCCATCGCCATGAAACAGGCAAGTATACTCAATCTAAAGAAACCATGATAAACCGCGTAAAAATCCTAATTTAATTGAAAATAAATGTTGACAACCAAGACGTATTACTGTATCGTATAAGAGTAAGTTGACAGCAAAATAGGAAAACGATATGACTAAGATCGCCTTCAAAGCAGAACGTAAAATTCGCACTCCACGCAAAACAGCCGCTACCAAAGCTTTGGCAGCAGATACTGCTGTTGTGGAATCTACTGAAACAGATGCAGAGATTGTAGAACGTCTGCGTGAGCGGTTTGAGATTTTAGACACTATGACCCAAATGACCATCGACGGCGTTGTTAAGGGCATGGTTGTTACTGGACCTCCAGGCGTAGGCAAGAGTTATGGCGTTGAAACAGTATTGGATCAAAACAGCATCTTTGACAAACTTGCAGGAAACCGTTTGAAGTTTGGCGTTGAAAAAGGTGCTGCAAGTGCTATTGGTTTGTATAAGTTACTTTACAATTATGCAGACCGTGGGAATGTATTGGTGCTTGACGATTGTGACAGTGTGCTGCACGATGAGACTTCGCTGAACTTGTTGAAGGCTGCACTTGACAGCGGCAAGAAGCGCCGCATCAGTTGGAACACTGACAGCGCATTGCTCCGCCGCGAAGGTATTCCAGATAGCTTTGAATTTAAAGGCGCTGTAATTTTTATTACTAACCTTAGGTTTGACAAGGCCCGCGGTAAGATTAAAGACCACCTGGATGCTATTATGTCCCGCTGCCACTACTTGGACTTGACGATGGATACTCCACGTGAGAAGATTCTGCGTTGCCGCCAGATCGTTGCAGATGGGATGCTTGCAGAGTATGATTTTACCAAAGCGCAAGAAGCGGAGATTGTAGACTTTATCTTCAATAACCAGCACCGCATGCGCGAGGTTAGCCTGCGTATGGTTACCAAAATTGCTGATTTGCGCAGGAGCATGAGCGACAAATGGGAACGGATGGCAGAAGTCACGTGCATGCTGCGCCGCTAATAACATAAATTATCCCCCAACTAGACCCCTTCGGGGGTCTTTTTTTTATTATGTCTAAAACAACTTGACATTTAACAACTGAAAGTATATATTGATTGTATGCAGTGTAATATTATTATTAAAGACGAAGTTAATGCGAAGATTGAAGGACTTGATCTTGACACACGTAAAAAGTGTGAAAAGGAACTAAAGTTTTTCCTCCCGCATGCCTATCATACCCCAGCATATAAACTGGGACGGTGGGATGGTACTATGAGTTTCTTTACAGTTGGCGGCGTAACATACGTTAACTTATTGGATCGAATACTTCCTATTATCATAAGTGCTGGGTATACTCCGACAATCGAAGATCGTCGTACCCATCATAACCTTCAATTTGAAGCCGTAACTGAAACTACCTTTCAGCACAAAGAATGGCCTGCTGGTCATCCAGTTGAAGGGCAACCAGTTACGTTACGTGACTATCAAATTGAAGTAGTAAATAAATTTTTGGAAACACCACAATGTTTACAAGAAATTGCAACTGGTGCAGGTAAAACACTCGTTACTGCTGCACTCAGCTACGCGGTAGAACAATATGGCCGCAGTATTGTTATTGTACCAAATAAAGATCTAGTCAAGCAAACATGCGCTGATTACATCAACTTGGGACTTGACGTAGGCGTTTATTATGGCGACAAAAAAGAAATCGGCAAGATGCATACTATTTGCACATGGCAAAGTTTAAATAGTATTAAGAAACGATTCCGCGAAGGCGATGCTGACTTTGGACTACAGGAGTTCATTGAAGATGTAGTGTGTGTTATTGTTGACGAAGTACACCAAGCAAAAGCAGACGTACTTAAAGAGATGCTTACCAAGGACTTTGCGCATATACCATTGCGTTGGGGGTTGACAGGTACTATTCCCAAGGCACCGCACGAATTTATTTCATTGCAAGCAAGTCTAGGAGAAGTTGTTAATCAACTGTCAGCAAGTACGCTACAGGAAATGGGCGTTTTGAGTAATTGCCACGTTAACATTATGCAACTTAAAGAAACCGCAGAATACAGTAATTACCAAAGCGAACTAGCATATTTGACTACAAATCCACAGCGTATGGAATACATTAGTAATCTTATAATAAAAATTGCTGAGTCAGGTAATACTCTTATTCTAGTAGACCGCATTGCAGCAGGCGAGATGCTAGCTGCAAATATCCCAGGCTCTACGTTTGTACACGGCATAACTAAAGATAGGAAAACAGCATATGATGCAATTAATGAAAGTGACAATAGTATTACTATTGCAACCTATGGTGTGGCTGCCGTGGGTATTAACATTCCTCGTATCTTCAATATGGTGCTACTTGAGCCTGGTAAATCGTTTGTAAGAGTTATCCAGAGTATCGGACGTGGTATACGAAAAGCCGCAGATAAAGAACACGTAGAAATCTGGGACTTGGCTAGCACTGCCAAGTATAGCAAGAAGCATTTAACAGAGCGTAAAAAGTTTTACGCCGAGGCGAACTACCCATATACTATAGAGAAAGTAAATTATAAATGAGAATTCTAACAGTTGAAAATACAACATACGATTTAGACGACATCCCTGAAACCGTTGATGATTTGCGGTACGGGATATTGGATTATACTAATCCAAAGAATGTGGATTATTTTTTCATCCCGCTCATTTTTCTAGAAAGCTTTTACAGCCCAGCCGCTGTTTTGCGTGTAGGGGGATATACTGTCAAGGTACCATTAGATTGGAGCATTGTTATTTGTGATGCCGAAGTAGGTGATCCTGAAGTAGTAAGTCTGATGAGTTTGAACGATCGCGGATTTAAAGCATTTGCAATGAATCCCATTAGCGGATTCAGTCCACAATATCTTGACATAACTATTTCAAACATTTATACTGATATTAAATGGCATGCACCCAAGTTAAAATTTGGACACTTGCTGTGTGTTCCGCTTAGTGAAGAGCCAGGATCTCCTTGTATTATGATTGTTAAAGATGCTCACAAAATTCCAGAAGTACTAGACATAAACGATATCTGGTAATATGGGAATAACTATTAAAGAAGAAATGTCAGCAATCGACACCAAGAATAGGACTTGGTGGGATTCGCTGAGCGAAGAAGAGCGCAAGAAACTTAGCCCATGGGTTCTTATGCGTTATGTTAGCAGTGTTAAAAGTGGTATCAAAGACTTTGAAGAACACTATCTAGAAATGACCAATGCATTAGTTAATACACATTTCAATACATTGCGCCATCATCCACAATTGCAATTTCAACTAATGCAAGCACTTGGTCTCGGCAAGCCACAGTTCCATCAGTGGATTGCTCCAGGAAAACGCGGTACTGAAAATAAAATTTTCAAGTTCTTTGCTGATATGTATCCGGGTATGAACGATGAAGAGATTGAAATTCTTATGTTGCAGTACACTGAAGAAGAAATTATAGATCTGCTGGAAGAAACTGGTATGAAGAAAAAAGACATTAAAAAATTACTGAAATGAAACATGCCTATATATACAATGAAGAAGGCATGTTTACAAGTGTGTTGGGATGGATACTTCAACAAAGTAATAGTTATGATAGTAATTTTTTCAGGTTTGGGTGGACAACTGATAATAACACAATTGCCCCGCATACTGATCCCTGGGACAATCATAGTTTAGAACCTGCTCATTGGAGCCATGCCTATATTGAACATATAGAACAAGTAGACAATAATTTCGTATGGATTGATAATTTTGTCAACGATTTTAAGTCCAGATCTATATTTGGATTAAGCTACGGGGCATGGAATAAATCAGCAGCGTGGACTAATGAATCAGTAGAATTAATTTCAATTAAATCCAGCAGGAAAACTGTAGAAATATTTTTTGATTGCTATCACGCCAGGCCATTGTCTGCAGAAGACGTCGTCGAATCATTGAACATGCATATTCATGATCATCATCAAGATAATTTAGAATACAGAAGATGGGTATATGATACATATGGCGAGAAAGCAATAGCTATGGCTAAAGACAACAATTTAGAATTCTGGCAATTACAGTTTATGTTTCATCATGATGGCATTTCCTTTCCTGATATTTCTGAGCGTGACAATATCATAAACACATACGTTACGCATATATTAGAAGAATCACATGCATTTACCAAAAGAAATAACTATAAAGAATTTGACATCTTGGACTTAAACCTGCATAATGTATGTAATCAGCTATCTATAGAATATTCAGATGCAATGCTGGTAGAGTATAACCGATTCTTGGACTATAGCAATGTTTAAATGCGAATACTGTAAAAAAGATTTTAAAAAAGAAAGCACTCTTGTGGTTCATATGTGTGAGCCCAAGCGCAGATATATGCAACGTGACAATAAAGATGCGCAGTTGGGATTCCGTGCATATCAGCTTTTCTACCGTATTGGCACTAACAGCAAAAAAGATAAAAGCTATGATGACTTTGCCAGTAGCAGCTACTACAGTGCATTTGTAAAGTTTGGGCAATATTGCATTGATGTAAAAATTGATGACGTGCCAGGATACACTACTTGGCTATTACAGAACGGTGTTAAACTAGATAAATGGACTAGCGATAGAAACTTTACAACATGGATCAAAGAACGTTTAAAGACAGAAAGTGTTGATCGCGCAGTTGAGCGCAGCATATTACACATGCAATCGTGGGCAGAAAAAGATCCAAACAGGCACTGGGCAGACTATTTTAAAACTGGGGCATTAAATATGGTCATTTTTGATATATGCGCCGGACGTGTCAGTCCTTGGGTTTTATATTCTACAAAAGATGCACAGCATATGCTGGATAAATTAAACGGAGAACAGGCCACCATGATAATGGATTATGCAGATCCGAAATACTGGCAAGTAAGACTATTTCGTAACAAAACTGATTCGGAATGGGTACGTAACATTTTTGATAAGGCAACGCTGTAACTATGATAGTAAACACAGATATTGATATTGACGTAGCAGATCGGCAAAAACTGTTGCGTCTTATTAAACATACTCCTGCTATGATGATAAACAATAAAGGCCATAAAAAACGCCACAATACTGGAGTGTATTTTCATGAAGTACCTATTGATCCGTTTACTGGATTATCTACAGTTGACTATTCTACATCAGATCAACTTGGCTTCTTTAAGATTGACATCCTCAATGTAAATATCTATGAAAGTATTAAAACCCCCGCTGAACTAGACGAGTTGCTAGAAATAGAACCCATGTGGGAATTACTAGAACATGGCGAAATTGTTGAAAAATTATTCCATATTCACAGCCATTATGACATTGTAAAGCGCATGCGTCCGCGCAGTGTTGAACAATTGGCAGCAGTACTCGCAGTTATTCGTCCAGCAAAAAGATATTTACTGGGCAAAGATTGGGATACAGTTAATAGGGAAGTATGGGTGCGACCAGAGGGTGATGAATATTTCTTTAAGAAAGCACACGCGGTCAGCTATGCAGTTGCTATTGTAGTGCAACTAAATCAATTAGTTAAAAATTCTTTTTCATCAAATTAATACTGCGTCGTTTGATACGTTTGGTAATACAGTGTTGTAAACTTACTCCGGGCCCGGCTAATATCTCCATTTGCTTTACTGAAAAACTTTGACAAGTATATCCAAATGGCCAACGATTTAACAGCGATATATTAATGGGAAGTTTTCGGTTAGTTTCCCACCACCATTCTTCTCCAAGTGATAAAAATAATCTCTTTTCTTCAATTGATTGTATGCGCTCGTACATATACATACTGGCAATTTGAGTATCTATATTTTGCATAATACCCAGATACTCATTGCCCGCATAATTAATCACGGTTAAAAACGGATATTCTTCCAAAAGATCTTTATATTTGTTATTCATCATTTCATATCTATTTAGCATGTTTTTTTTGATTGAATTAGCATAAATACTACAAGCAACTGGGATAACAATATGAGCAATTACGGTACAAGTTATAATATCAATCAAGCAGGTGACTTATACACCATACAAGACCATGACGTAGCTGCTGGCCTTGGACAATATAACTCAACACGAGGCACGACAGTTAATTCACCAACAAACTATCGCAAGATGAAGTTATATCGTGGATTTGATAACCAGTTGTTTTTCTTTATAAAGAATCAAGATCGTAAGCCAATACAGCTTAATAACATGTCAATTAATGCAAGTTTGATTTATCGTGAAACTAGCGTGACTATTTTAAGCAAACGGTGCCAGATTACAGATTATGAACTAGGTAGTGTTAAGCTCGTAGTTAGTGCTAGCGAGCTGTCAAATACAGATACTGGTATTTGTGACTTAGTTCTTTCATATACCAATGAGTTTGGTCTAGTTATTCCTCTATACACTGATTTGAATATGCGTCCTAACTTTGCAGTAGAGATCAGTGATGAAGCAGGATACATTCCACTTACAACACAGGTTATTGACACATTTGTCAATGGTACTAATTTCAATTATAGTAGTATTATTACTGGCCCAGCATATTATAGTAAAAGTAATGGAATGATTACAGTTGGGGTATATGCTACGAATTACACTGGTGAATTCTATCTACAAGGTACAACTAGCCAATATCCAGCAGAAACTGACTGGTTTGATATTGAACTAGGCGCCCAATATTACTATCACAGTTTTGATAGTTTTACTGGCATAGAACCGTTTACAATACAATCTAACTTAAAATTTATGCGAACAAAAATAGGCAATACCAGTGCAGGAACAGTTGACAAAATAGTCGTTCGCGTATAATATGTAAGTATGACTATAATCATTGATTACGTACGAGCTTTAATTCCATCTAACTGGAAAACAACTGCTAGCGGCTGGGCAAAGGGCAATTGCCCTATGTGCATTGTTAATGGCGAGAATCGACCTGATTCTAAAGGACGAGGCGGTTTCCGGTTCGAGGCAGAAAAGTTTCAGTATAATTGCTTTAATTGCGGATATGCTACAGGGTGGAGCCCTGGTAAGCGTTTAAGCTTTCGACTCAAAAAACTATTACAACAATTTGGAGCAGATGAGAGCGATGTACAGCGATTACAGTTAGAGTTAATACGTGAAGATGAAATGGCTTCTATATTATATAGGCAGCAGCGGCGTGATGCCCCTGTGGTTATTGATTGGCCTGAGGTGGAATTGCCAGAGGGCGCAGTTCCATTCATGGATTATCCGGATCCTGGCAATGATTGGATATCAGCAGCTACCTATCTAACATCACGTGGTTTCGACATAGAAGATGACCGGTTTCTTTATAGTCCTGCAAAAATTCCAGCACGTATGAACAAACGTTTTATTTTAAAGTTTACATATCAAGGATGCACAGTTGGGTATGCTGCACGTTGGGCAGGGCCTACTCCTAAAGATATAACAAAATATTATTTAAAACAGCCGCCAAAGAATTTTGTATATGGTTTAGATAGGCAAACAGCAGATAAATCAGTAGTAATAGTCACTGAAGGCCCGCTTGACGCTATTGTAACAGACGGGGTTGCGATTGGCAGCAATACTATGAATATAGAGCAAGGCAACATCATTGACAGTCTAAACAAACGTGTTGTATTATTACCAGATAAAGACAGTGCAGGCATGAAGCTAATAGAAGCAGCTATTGAGCGTGGTTGGCATGTAAGTTTTCCTGAATGGGAAAAGTGCAAAGATGCAGGCGACGCATTTACAAAATATGGACGATTATTTACTATCAAGAGTATACTTGATAGTTCAACAAGTAACCCTACAAAGATTAGGGTACTAGCGCAGAGGTATTGCCGGTGAACGACACAAAAGAATATACGTTAGAATTACAAAAACTATTCTTAGAATTTTTAGCGCAAGACAAAGATTTGTTCGTGCGTGTAAATGGTATTCTTAGTCCAGATTATTTTGATCGTAGCCTGCGCAAGACTGTTAGCTTTGTACAGGAACACGCAGAAGGTTACGGCGCCCTCCCCAGTCACGAACAAATTTTAGCGTTGACTGGCCTTGAACTAAAAGGATTAGGAGACAATGTTGATCATAGGCACAAAGATTGGTTTGTAGACGAGTTTGAACAGTTTTGTAAGCATAAAGCACTTGAATCAGCAATTCTAAAGAGTACTGAGCTGCTGGAAAAGGGAGAGTTTGGCGCAGTAGAAAAACTAATCAAGAATGCAGTACAAGTTGGCATTGCAAAGCACTTGGGTACTGACTACTGGGAAAGTCCTACAGACCGAATTGAGCGTGTGAGAAATTCACGAGGCGGCCAGTCGACTGGCTGGAAGAGCATTGACCAAAAGCTATATGGCGGCTTCAACCGCGGCGAACTGAACATCTTTGCAGCAGCAAGCGGCGGCGGCAAAAGTTTGTTCTTGCAGAATTTAGCACTAAACTGGGCAATTGCTGGATTAAATGTAGTATACATTAGTTTAGAACTTAGCGAAGAATTGTGCAGTATGCGATTAGATAGTATGATCACAGGCATGAACACCCGCGATGTATTTAAAAATGCAGATGATGTAGATTTAAAAGTACGTATGCTAGGCAAAAAAGCAGGCGCACTACAAGTGGTGCAGCTAAAGAACGGTATTACATGTAACGACTTGACTAGTTATATTCGAGAATATGAAATTAAATCTGAGAAGAAAGTAGATGCAGTTTGTGTAGATTACTTAGACCTAATGATGCCAGCTGGTGTTAAGGTTAATGTAAGTGACATGTTTGTAAAAGATAAGTATGTATCTGAAGAACTGCGTAACTTTGCAATTGACCATGGTATATTTTTTGCAACTGCATCTCAGCTTAACCGTAGTGCTGTTGAAGAAATTGAATTTGATCACAGTCACATCTCAGGCGGTCTAAGTAAAATTCAAACAGCAGACAATGTAATTGGCATCTTTACTAGTCAGGCAATGCGTGAGCGTGGACGTTACCAGATTCAGTTTATGAAAACACGTAGTAGTAGCGGTGTTGGGCAAAAGGTTGATTTAGAATTTGATCGAGAAGGTTTGCGTATTACTGACTTGGCAGAAGATGCTGAAGACAATGAAACAGCAACCACCAGTAGCATTTTTGACAAATTAAAGAAAAAAACAGAGCTTATTGGTAAGGCAAACAATTTATCTGACAACGCAGTAGTTGAACGAGCAGTCGACAACACTGATAGACTTCGTAGCATCCTTAAAAAACAAGATTAATTTAATATAATGTTAAAAAGATAAATACGGTTGGACAACAACGGAGAACTATCTTGAAAAAGCGTACAAAATCATTGCTAGAAGAAATTAATGCTATTTCTCCTGCAAAAGAAAAAACACAAATTCTTGAAAGCCGTGGGGCAAATGCTCTTAGTGGCGTAATCAATCTTCTAGATATGATTGATGAAAGTTTTGATTCTGAAACGGCGGCTGATCTGAATAAACGCATACTGTTAAGTATTAAAAATCGTGACAGTGGTAGATTCATCCGCGGAATTAAAAAATTGAGAGCAGAGAAAAAATGAAAATTAGCGAAATTGTATTAAGCGGCACAAAAAAACGACTGCATCGAGACCCGAGAAATCGTCGCCTTATCAGCCGCGATAATCTGTATAATGCTAATCCCGCGGACTTGGGCGAAACTGAAGTTGACGAAGTTATACGCAAAGTAGGCGATGAATATCGTTTATACAGCAAAAAGGGTAAGAACTTAGGAACCTACCCAACCAAGTCTGGTGCCGAAAAGCGCGAAAAGCAAGTAAACTATTTCAAGCATATGGAGAACCGGAGTGGCAGATAAAAAATACACTGCAAGTGAATGGGCTATTATTGAAGGCGGCCACACTCTAACTCCATCAGATGAAGGCCTAGCATTTATGCAGAGTCTCGGCGAAGCACGTATGTTTAAAACACGTGAGCAAATTGCACATGCAGGAGCCCGTAGTGTCACAGATCATCTATTTGTAAGTTTGCTAAGTCTGTATGTTATGAGTCAAGATTACAAATATGCCCCAGTTGCAACAGAATATGCACGTAGAACAAATCAACTAGGTTCATATAATAATCCAAGCCCAAGCGGAACTGACTTATATCAGACAATCTTTAGCGTTAAACGTCCTGATCTAATGCCTGGTGAAAAAAGCGAATTACTTATGAACAAAGTTAATATTAATGATGCAAAAGTAAAAGGTTTCCTAAACAAAATTAAAATGGGAACAATAACACCAGCTGATGCATCAACATTGTTACTTAGAATGGAACGTGATTTAAAAATACAAGATCCTAAACTCCGCGCCGCAAGACGCCTAGCACAGGATTGGCATAAGCTATCAACTGCACAGCGACAGTTAGTTGGCACACAGTTAATGAAATATTTTAGACTAAATGCTAGACGTAGTGATTTGATGCCACTGTTTGTAAATTTTGCAAAAGATAATGGGTTAAATATAGATGATAACAAAAAGCGTAGCATTGGTAAATCAATCTTAAGAAAAGCAGCAGCGTATGGTGCTGGTTACGCTATAGGTAAATCTATAGAGCTATAATGCAACCAACTGAATATAATGTTTTTACACTTGTGGATATTACTGATACAAATGAAAGTAACCCCAAGGGAGGAACACTTCCTTATAAACAAGCACAAAATTTGAGCTCGATTGTGCAGTGCCTAAGTATGAGATCACAACCATTATATCCAAAAGTTTCAGTATTGCAAGATCAAGACTTGTCCGATTATGATTTTGGACTACAGTATACTGGTCTGGCAACAGTGTGGAGAATGTATTTCACATGTGAAATAGAAAATGCATGGCAACACGAAAATGATAGAGTTTATTTTGCAATGTCTGACATAGATAATGTGCCAATATATATTGGATTAGATGAAAGCATACACATATATGAACAAACACTAATCGCAAGCGGCAGATCTAAAAATATATACTTAATCTAATTTAATTTAACATAAATACTAGTGCAATTATAGCCGAGTTATAATTGTAGAAAATCGGCTCTCTAATAGATGAGCCTGTAATTATGCGGAAGCAAGTGTATGGC